ATAATTTTTGATGATGTTGTTAGGATGGCAAATCCACAATAGGGGATTTGCCAGGTCTAGCGATGGACATTTTACGTATTCACGAGTCGGATCTCGCATGTCCGGTGATATGAACACGTCACTTGGCAACAAATTCTTGATGTGTCTAATGGCCAAATCTTATGTCGATAAACATCATTTCGGTATTGAATTTGTTAATAATGGCGATGATTGCCTTTTGATATTAGAACGATCAGATGTCCGCAAGTTGGTTGATGTACCTACCTACTTTCGAGACTTCGGATTTAAAATAGTGACCGAGGATCCTGTGTACGAATTTGAACGTATTGAGTTTTGTCAGTGCAGACCAGTGCAATCTAATGGATTATATCGAATGGTTCGTAATGTTAAAACTTGTTTGGTCAAAGACGTCACAGCGTTGGCAGTGGGCCATGATGTCACTCAGTACCGCTCTTGGATCGCAGATGTGGCCAGTTGTGGATTGTCCTTTTGTGCAGATGTGCCAGTTCTTGGGGCGTTCTATCGGATGTTGCAACGGTTTGGGCAACCCGGGAATTATAATGGCAAAGATGCACTATTTAGTGCGTATCGCACACTGAGCAAAAATGCACATTCTAACTGTGACACTCCAGATTCAAGCGGTAGATATTCGTTCTGGTTACAAACTGGTATTCATCCTGACGCCCAGGAACAGTTGGAGCGATATTTTGATACCAGCGTTTGGGGCGGCGATAAACGCCAATTTATCAGCAATTTACACCAATTACTAAAATGACGAAATCGAGAAACGTAAAACCTACTGTTGCACGAACGGTTGCCTCTCAATCTAAGCGTCAGCCTAGACAGAGGATTAGCGGTCGCTTGGGTAGCGACACTATTCTTAAAGGTACTGAACTTTGCACCTCTTTAACAGTAGCGAATGGCGGAAGCGGTATGGCCAGCTACATTCCACTTATTGCTGGAACCACTTCCTCCAGAGCTGTGTACACCTTTATTAACGTG